ACCGTAATAGACTGAGAAATGTCTAAGATTGTTTGAAAGCTCATGCTCGACCTCTCGGTGAGAGTGATTTCTGAGCGTAGGCATTCGCAGCCCAGACCGCTCGATTACTGCCCATAATTCGTTCCTCAAACGATTTAACGTCAATCGCCTGAATGTTATAAACAACGCCACCGCCTGTCGCCGCAAGCGCGTTGTTAGGGACAATCGTTCCGCTTGATTTGGGTACAAACAGCTCAGGGCCCTTTTCGCCAACAATGTAAGGTTGATTGCTATTGACAGGTCCACCGCTGGCTTTAAACAAATCCATGAACGAGCCGCCAGCAGGCAAAAACGAGTCAATAAACCGATTTAGTGACCTTGTCGCAAACCGTTGAAACAAACTCTTAGCCAAATTCTTAAAGGCTTCGGCGGCTGATTTACCGCGCATAAACGCATCAACGATTTCAGCGCCAAGACTCTTAAACCCGTCACGAAGGTCTTCGAGCAATTCCTTCATCGGATCAATCTGACCCTTCATGTCGGCAAAGTATTTGTTGACAATCTTGAAGTATTGCTCTTCAGTGATAAAGCCCTCTGATAGCAACTGATCGACTCGCTGTAGCTTTTCACCAAGTATTTCTAGCGGTGTCAGCGATGCCTCAATCTCGCGCCTAGCAAGCGCAAGCATCTCGTCATAAGACTGTCCCTTGTTAACAGAGTTTGGCTTATCAAATGGATCAGCATTGGGAAATAACGCGCCGTAGTCAAGATCCTTTGCGGCCTGTTTAATGTCAGCCTGCACTTCGGCCAAAAAGTTTTTTCTAGATTCGTCTGTGCCAAAAATAGCTGTCAAAAACTCAGGCTTTTCTACCTCTTTTGCAGCCTTGGCGGCAATTAATTCATTGGCTTTTTGCAGAGCTTCTGAACCATATTTCGCAGCCTCAAATCGCAACGCAGCATCTTCGCCTTCGCGTAGTTTGCGAATTTGAGCGTCCAGCCCGTCAATGTATGCCTTGGTTCTTTCGGCTTGGCGCTTGGCGTTCTTCTCGGCCTCGCTTTCTTCTTTCTTTTGGGTCTCGCTTTTTGCAGCCTGGGCTTCTTGTATGGTTGTGATTGTTTGCAGAAGCTGCTCTCTAAACTTAGCACCTTCCTTGGTCGCTTCTTTTGTGTTGAGCGCAAGGCTTAAAACAAAGTCGCGCAGCTCTTCAAACGTGCGCTTGCCCTGGTCAAACGCTCTTAACTCTTCAAATAGCTTTTTGGCTTCTTGCTGAGAAACACCAAGATCTTTGGATAGCTTCTCTATAGGAGAATCCATAAAAGGCTTGAAGATTTCGGGGAGCGCCAACTTCCAGATAGGCGCGTATTCATTTGTCAGCGCCTTCGTAAACTCTTTGATTTCGTTAGTAAGCTTTAGCTTTGATATGTCGTAAAGCTGTTGGTACAAAGCCTTTAAAGCTGGAGCGGCGTCGCTGTAATAACTCTCGCCAATATCTTTTAGCGATAACGCAGCTTTATTGTTTGCGGCCACAAATTGAGCAGCCGCACTTGATGCGTCTTTTGTCGCGTCCTCAAGAGTCTTTACATCTTTTGTCAGGCTTGAGAATGCAACAGTAATTAACGGAATGCCAACAGCCGCAAGGCTTCCGAGAACCACCCCTAATGTGCCAAAGCCACTTAAAAGCTGCGGAAGCTGCTGAGTAAAGGCTTGAGCGGCAGACGTTCCGGAAGCAACCTGTACAGAAAAGTCTTGGACCTGATAACCAATATTTCTGAGGTTATATTGGAAGTTCTTTTTTGCATTGGCCGCATCGTTCAATGCAGACGAATAAGACCTTGTTTGCTGGCCGGTAGATTCAAGCGTTTGGCCTAGCTCTTGAGCTTTCTTCTTGGCTTCGTCAGCGCCCTTTTTAAACTCTGCGCTATCAAGGCCCAGGCCGACTTGTAAACCGGCGATCATCTTACCTGCCATTGTTTCCCCCTAAGATGTCAAGAAACTCTTTGCGAAATCCTGGCAGCGAAGTGAATGCTAGAAAATCGCGCTCTTGTCTTGTCATGTTGCTTGGAGGTATGAAATATTCCTCCAAATGCGGGAAAAACTCTTGAGGCTTCTTAGACTGCGGGTTACGAGAGAAAGAAGACCCGATATTCCAGACGATCGCCATCATGTGCGACATCAGCATCAGGTTTTGCCTGCCACCAATTACGCCGTCGCGCCACATCAATTCTAACGCTCTTACGGTCGCTACATCAAGATTATCAAAGACTTCTGGCCGCTGACCATTGAATATCGCAGCAGCTCTAATCTGAAGATATAGCGACCCAGTTAGTTTTTTTTCGTTTCTTCGTAAGAGGGATCGACTGTCTTTTGCACAAGCTCTACGAGATGCTTGATATCAACCTCGGACAGCGTTTCAGATATATCGTCATAGGACAAGGCAAATAAATCTTCGCCTTCCTTAAACCCGACAAGCGAAATCATTGCAATCTCGCGCATCTTTTGTATGGCTTTGTATCGCGCAGTGGTTCTCATGCTTGAGCCCTGCACCATGACATCATCGTCAGTGACTTTTATGCCGTCATCGTTAGGTGTCGCAAACTCCCACAGTGATTGCAAGAGCGCCTGATACTCAGCCTCGACAACCTCGTCTGAAGGCTTACGCATCTTTGCCATCAGTTCCTGCATCTCGTTACGAGTAGGAACATAGACTTCTAAATCGTGGCCGTTAAACTGAATTGTCTTGTACTTTTTTCTCTGGAATCCGCCCAGACGTTCGTGTAGTTTCATCTTTTCGCCCTTTGTTTTGCTGCCCAATTGTTTAAATGAGTGCCTAGATCTTGTCTTAGTATTTCTAACATGTTTGGTATAGCAGTTTGAAAACCACGCCTTATAAAAGGTGTGGCCGCTTGGTCTGCCGTCCCATATTCACGAGCTTCGGTTGCAGGCCGGTATTCGCCTTTCTCGTCGTAATACTTAACGCCGACATCAACATAACCAAAAGCAAGCGTATTTTGGTTTAGATACTTTCTCTTCTTGTCTTTGCCGGATGCAACTTTAGCGCCAGCACGAACCGTTGTTCTCATGCGACCAGTATCTACAGGCGCAATTGATTTAATGACATCTCTGGCAGGCATCACTGCCTTCCTAAGAGCCGGAACCAAAGACCTTTTGGCCGCAGTAGAACCAAACTCCTGCTGCATGTCCAGAAGGGTTTTCTCCAGCTCCCTTAGCCCTTTTACCTCAAACTCCATTGGTAACAATCCGCTTGTAAATGAGATCGTTAAGCCTGATGACGTAATTCACAACCTCTTCTGGAGTCATGTCGGGCGCATGAGCCTCTGCTATCTTGTGACAGAGATTGATGTTAATCAAACGCTGTTGAGGATACCCAAACCAGTTCTTAGCTCCGGTTTGGGCTTGAGCAATGAGATAGCTCAGTAAATCATCACTCGCTCTTTGCATGAGCCCTCAGCACAGACAAGCAGACTGCTTCGGCACCGCCGGGGCTGGCCTTCTGTAGGGCGGCATCCACCTCTTCCAAGGTAAAGGGATGCCCTTTTGCCATTGCATGAAGGTCACCCCTAAATTCCGCCATCAGCGCCACTAATTCATCAAGTGTTGTTTGACCAGCCATATTGATTGCCTCGTGGGTGAATCGTGAAAGTAACCTGAGCCTCTGCGCCTGGAGCTGGGTCAATCGTCCACTGACTAACGCGGCCATTGAAGGCGTAATAGACGTAATTGGTTCCGTCCGTCGCAGCAATTACAAATGTACGGTCAATCGTACCGTTGTAAGCATCTGCGCGAAGCAAAAGAAGGTTTGTGTCTGCTGGATTCCAGGCCGCAACAACAGTCATGGAAGTCGGCGCAGACTGAACCGGTATCTTGTCGGACTGGCGCGAGCCAGCAACCGCAAAATTAGCAACCGCATCGTCCTGACCAAAAGCAGGAATCGCTTCAACCGGTACAAGCTGAGCAGAAACCGCAATGGCCGAAACAGAAGCGTAGACGCTAAGGTTGGCTGTAGTTAAAGGAGTGGGATTCGCCCCCGGCTGGCAATATAGAGAGGCTGAAAAGCCGGGTAAAACTTTATTGGGGAGTGCCATTTTTCACCTCATGAAGGAATATCTAACGTGCAATCTAAAACGATTTGATGTAACTTGTTGTCATTATCGTATGTATGAAACAGCCAATCAACATCAACTTTTGCCACAAAAAACAAGCCGCCAAAAGTCCCTTGATAGCCGTGTAATGCGTCGACAATCTGCTGAGCCTTTGCATAGCAATTAGCCATTTGCTGAGCAAAGACTGATGCCTGGAAAACCGGCCTATCTATGCCTTTCACAGACTGAGGTCCGGTATAAACGGGCTGATGTACATCTCTAAGTTGCCAAGTGACAAACGTCGGTTCAGTCGCAAAGTTGCGGTTGAACACAGCATAGACTGGCGTAGGCGTACAAACTGTCGCCAGTTGAGCCTGTATCGCCTGTGCATACGTAACGGCTGAATTCTGACCCATTACACTGCCACCGATGGCTCATTGCGGTAACAGGTAAGCGTTACCCATTGCCGGTCGTCATGTTCATAAACTTCAGCGATACGCCAAGACTTATCTCTAAACGTAATACTGTAAGCCTCTTGAGCATCAGACACTGTGCGAATGTTAGGCGTGTAATTAACAACGAAATCCATCATGTTGTCGTACTGCCTAAAACGCTCCAGGGTCTTAATACGGTTATGCACAGACTTTGTTTTTGCCCGGGTCTGAAACCACGCGGTCTCTGTCGTTGTCTGCTCACCAAGATTGGTGATACCAAACGTCAGGTTGTTAATCGTGATTTGATCGACGCGTAAGACCATCACATCACCAGCGGCTTATAAGGTCTCAACAACTGGTCAATCGCCCACGGCAATTGTTTGTGCTGAATTTCAGTGGTTGCCGAGCGGTTATTGTAGAAATGCGTCAGCAACATAAGGCCGGCTTGTTTGACCACGGGGTACTGACCAATAACGCTGCCTTGCAAGGTGTACTGACACAACATCGGAGCGGTCATGTAAGTGTTGACGTTGTTGGGGACCTCGAAGAGAACCACCTTGTTTCCCGTCGGGTCGTAGTAATACTGCGAGCTTGCAATCGTCGTAAGAACTGGAGGGTTTAGGTCGTTGTAATACTTGACCCAGTTAATCGTTACGCCGTTTTGCGAAACCTCGGGCAAATCCAACGAAACCGGAGCTGCCATCAAACCCGAGATCAGATACGAAGCCTGATACGTTACATTGAAGATTGGTACGCCCAAATAATCCTCAATTGCCATCCGCGCCGCCAGCTCAAGCTGCGTCAGATATTCGTCTTGCGACTCATCCTGAAACAAGTTGAGCTGGTTGGTGATTTCGTCGTAAGTAAGCCATTGAGTAACCGGATCGCGGTTACTCTGAATGACTTTCGAATAGTTGAACGGGTTACGCGAACCCGCCCCGAAATTACCTTGCAGTTGGCTTGGCATATTAGGCCCCGATCAAGCGGACACCAGCGGTTACATCACGCACAGTCGAGACTAAACGCTTCTCAGCGTAGATCGTGATTGTCCCAGGCTGTGTTTGTTCCATGCGTTGCAGCGTCATTTCTGAATGGTCAACGATCCACATAAACCGAGGCCAGTTAGCTAGGTAAATGGGAGAAGCGCCAATGGCAGGAGCGTCCAAGTACGGATTGACGATAACCGGCCAGCCCATAATGTTTACACCTGGGCCTTCGTCTTTTTCGCCAGTTTCAACTAATGCGTAAGAGTTGCCGGCATGAGCGTATTCACGCAGCGTCTGTAATGCGGTTGGGTGCATCATCCATGCGGTCCCAGGCATCCTCCAGAACTGGCCTGGAAGAGCGTTAGCAACGTCAACAAGGCTTTCCCATTCAATGCCGCCGCTATGCGTATAGCCGACCGTGTTGAGCGTGTGAATACCGTTTGTAATAGCCGTTCCCGAGCTGCCATAAGCCGCAGAAGAACCCGCTGTTCCTGCGTACATCTTAAGACCGCGCAGACCATTGGTCGCGCCTGTGCTTGTCGTGGTTGATCCTGCTTGGTCGTTATTGACAGCCATCGACGCGGCTTCGATCTGGCTGAATTCCATCGCAAGATCTTCGGCTAAAGCAGCATCTAATCCGTTGATGTCACTCATCGCCGCTGCACGAATCGGCATCTGAGCCGAAATGACGCGCATCGGAAGCTGCCAAATGCTCGTAGCGATATTGGGCGATCCGCTGTTAGCGTTGACCGTGTAGCCCCAGGGGTTCGTACTGTTGGCAGCGTTACCAGTCTTAACCACAAACTGAATATCCGAGTCTGCCGTCATGGTCTGGTTAGCGTAAACCCTGAAAGGGTTCCAGTAACGCAAACTTGCAAAAACATCTTCGTTATAGACGCGGCCACCAACGCCGGAGCCCGAGCCCGTGAGGGCTGAGGCTTCAGCGAGGTTCACCTTGGCTTTGCCCTCGTGGAGAGCCTGCTTAAGCCCTTCTAAAATTACCTGTTTCATAGTCTCTCCATAGAGGGAGAGGGCTTTCGCCCTCTTAAATTAAGCCGCGGTGCCGGTCGAGCGATAACGTACGCCAGCGTTAGGATCACGCACAGATGTAGCCGCACGAGTCTCGCCGTAGAACGTGATCGAGCCTGGGAGCGTCTGGTCATAACGACGCAGAACCATGCTCAGACGCATAACGATGGTGTGGAACTGCTGCCAGTCCGCAAAATACATCGGATAGTAGGAAGTTGTGCCAGCAGCGCCAGTTGTGGGCTGAGAAGGATTGTCAACGTACTTGTTAACAACCACATCAAAGCCAAGCAACTTGCCAACGATGCCATCATCACGAGCCAAACCGTCGATATAGATCGGACGCTTTTGATCGTCAACCAAACCACGGATGCCCTGCAACAAAATTGGGTTAATCATGAATTTTGCTGTCGGGGTCCAGTACTGCTGTGGCAAGCTGTAGATGAAGTTAACAACGTCTTTATAGACGATGTTGTTTGCACCGACAGTGTTTGCGTTGGTAGTTAACTGGTCATACGTTGCAAGGCTATGCAGACCGTTGGTGGTTGCCGTTCCCGAACTTCCAAAAGCAGCCGTGGAAACTGTGCCGCCCGTGTAGGTTGCATTTGCGCCCGCATACTGATCTAGACCGCGCAGACCATCAGCGCCGCCCGTCGTTACCGAGGTTCCGGTTCCCGATTGATCGTTGTTTTGGATCATCGAGGTTGCCATTGCCTGCTGGAATTCCATCAGCATGTCGTCAACAACGTTGGGCTCAAGACCGTCAATATCGTCAAGCGCAGCGGTTCTGATTGGGAACTGTGCGTTCAAGTCTTTGAGGATCACCTGCCAAATCGAGGTTGATTCAGTCGTTGGTGCGCCGTTGTTTTGAACGGTATACCCCCATTGAGCGCCAGAATTCCCCTGCTTCACGCGAAACTGATAGGCAGAACCATCGGTTGCGACGATGCGGGAAATATTCATCATCGGATTGCCAAGACGCTTAGCGGCAAACACAGGATCGTAAGCGGTACGACCACCAACATCGTAACCAGAACCGGTAAGCGCAGACGCTTCTTTGATGTAGCCGTCAAACTGATCGACCGATTCAAAAATCTTTACTTCGCGCTCAACCTGATTGCCACCCTTCACGTACTCTTTAAGCACATCACGGAAGCGACGGTTTGCCTCACCACGGATCGTCTTGTGGATTGGGCGAATGATGGAGGGAGCGGCAATCTTTGCCTCAAGAGCGGCAAGTTTTTGCTCGGTTTCTGCTTTGACTGCCTGAACAGCTTCGGTGACTTGAGTCTTTACGGCCTCAGCGGTTTCAGCGAGTTTTGCAGCGTTAGATGCTTCGATTGCATCTAGTTTTTCAATGACTTTTTCAAGCATGATAGTTCCTTTATCGGGTTGCGATTGCCTTCAACAGCTCGCGGTATTGGAGCGCCTCCAGCAGTTTCACCGCTGCGTCCGACTCACTCGGATTAGCGGGTTGAGAAGTTGTCACGGCAGCATCACGCTGCTCTATGATTGACTTCAACAAGCCGGATGCAGCGGCTGCATCCTTTCGAGAAAGCCCAGCATCACGCAGTGCTTTTTCAATCGTTCTGGGGTTTGGTTTGCCCCCCATCCAGTATTCAAGTCTTGAAATCTCGGCTTTAGGATTGTTGGGGTTCATCACAATCGAAACCTCAGCCAATCCGCCCTTCATAATCTGAAAGAAGCTGTCAGGATCATCTGTAGGCTCGCCGTTCTCATCGACCATTTGATATTCGTCAGCGTAAGCACCGACAGAAACACCGCCGACCATACGCGGCGATTCCTTCATGATGGTGTACAGATCCGATCCTGCCGTCGTATTCAGGAAGAGTTTCCCGGTTCCGGTCATACCTTCGTTGGTAATGTCGAACTTCGACCATTCGCCCACGGGCATCATGTCGCTAGAGTGCTGGAAGTACATGGGAAGCGGCCTGCCGGTCTCCATCCAGCTTTCGTGCCACATCTCGAAAGCCTCTGGCGTGTAAAAGAAACGCCGACCATCAACGCCTTCTCTTGCGCCCCAGGTTGTCAGGGTTGCCTCGATCTCGCCGGTAGGATTTCCGGTTGCCTCGTCAGCCATACGGCCAAGCTCAACCTTTGCCTCGGTGAAGAATTGAATGTGCTTAGCCATGTATCGGTTCCTTTTCCTTCATTTTCCCATCTTCGGGTTTAGGCTTTGGCTTTCTCTTGTCAGCCTGTTCCTTTAACCGCTTCAAAACATCTTTAAGCATTTCCAGCTCGTCCAGTTTTGCCTACGACCTTAAGATTGCCGCCACCGCCAGTATCCTGCGGCGAAGAGCCGGGAATAGACTTATCAACGCCGCCGGCAGCAAGCAAAGAATCACCGTCGTCCACGCTATCAAGCCCCAGATAATCTCTAGCTTCGTTGGGCGTGAGAATGCCATTTTTGACTCCGGCCACAACATAGTTCATCTGATCCAGTGGTGCGCCCTTTAGGAAATCCTGCGTCTGAAATTGCACATACAGATTGGGGTAGCCGCCAAGCAAGCTTGTCTTTAGCTTCTGCTCAATGTTCGTGATGAACGGCATCATGGTCGACTTGTAGAACTCATCAAGCATGGTCTGCGTGTTGTTGTACTTGGACTCGCCCACGCCGATCATCGCCGGAGGAACGCCGAACAAGCCAGCAATCCGCGCCATCGTCTGTTTCTTCAGTTCTCGCGCATCTACGTCTTGCAACGTCAAGGGCTTAATACTTTCGTACATCATACCTTGGTCTAATAGCATCGACTGCCCAGGCTTACTGAGATCCGAGGGCTGACTGTTAAGCATGTTTGTCCATGCCTCTTTTAGCCTAGCCGCGATCTCTTTGAACTTGGAGTCGGGTATGACCTGCTCAGTGCGGAATAAGCCAGAAGGCTTTGCGCCGTTAAGCATGATGAAGTTGGAGTACAGATCAATATCCTGATCTAGCGAAATCAGCTCGACAGCCTGCAAGCGGTTAAACGAAGAGGAACCCTGCCAAGGTTCGCTCTTTACGTGCATAACCTGGAAGTATTGCAAAGGCTCGTCTTTGTTAAACCCGTAACTTGAGCTTGTAAGCGTGTAGAAAGGGTATCTCGTCTCGGAAATACGCGGAACAATTAGCGTCGAGTCAAGAACGTAGACCTCAAGCGGCACTTGCTGGGGATCGGCTTCGTTCTTTCTCCAGAGTAATACGAAAGTCTCACCGGCAAGCTCATGCCACATCGTGAACTGATACCAGAACTCGTATTGAGACTGGAAGTTGTTGGGCTGGGAAAGCAAGTTAAGGATCGACTTTGCGCGGTTCTTTTCGCGTTCTGGAACCCCAGGTTCCGTCTGGGTATCGACTAAAGTACCGTCGGCCTGCCTAGACATGATCTTGACTGGCAGTTGCGCCAGCGCTCTAGCCTTAGTTCCCACGCAAGCCATGACCGTCGAGTTTCTGGCAAGCGTTGTAATGTCAAGCGAACGTCCAGCTTCGTTGACAGCAGAGGTGGTTACGTAGAGAAGTTGGTTTGATCCGTAGCCCTGCCCCTTGCCTCGGAGCATGACGTTATTACCCAAAACTGTGTTGCCGAACAACGAATTCGACTCATTTTGGGTTGTTTTCTTGCGGAATCTGTCGAATATGCCCATTTTTGTCCTCAAAACACCCTGAATCCGTACGATTCGTTAGGGGCAGGGTTATCAAGTGAGCAGTGCATCGCAATAATCAGGGCAATAATGCCGTCGACCTTGGCGTGTTTGTCCACTCCGGCCTTTTTTACCTTGATGTTGCCTTGCACATCTGTGAACACTTCGCAGTTTCCCAATTGGTGGCCTAAAAACTGGTTGCCATCGTGTTTAATTTTGTGTCCAAGAATGAGCTTCTCTACATGTTTGGATGGGTTACTTAACACCGCCATCCCTTGCCCAACTTTCTTGACTGGCATTCCTGCTTCGTATAAACGCGCCACTAGTGCGGCTGCATTGTACGCGTCGTACCCGACCTCGCGTACGTCGTATTTCTGGCCTTGCCCAATAATATACTCGGAAATCTCACGGTCGTCCATAACATTTCCTTCCGTAATGTGCAAGAGACCAGAGTTTATAGCCTGACGAAAAATATCTTGGTAATGAGTCGGCAAGAGTTCAAATCCGTCCTCCGGCAAAAAGAACTTCCATTCGGCCTCGTAATCATCTTCTGCAAATCGTTTCAGCGTACAGACTGCGTTTAAATCTCGCGTCGCAGCCAAGTCAAATCCGATAAAAACAGCTTCCGGCTGTCGGTCCGTTAAGCCTACAGACGCATCCCAGTGAGACCTGTCTACCCAGGCGGTTTCGGCAGACACATAGACATTTAGCGTCTTACAGAGAAACTCGTTGAGCGCAGCCGGCTTAATCTTGGCCTCTTCGCATCGAGCGGCAATCGCATCGTGCGAGACAGAAATGTTGTGCATGGGATTGGCTTTGTGCCAGACCGCGGGGTCTCGCCAATCGTCGCCCGCGTCCAAAGAATAAAGCAGCCCAAACCATCTCGGGTTATCCGGCACATCCTGGTTAAGAATGCGCTCCATGACCTGGAGGTCCTCGAAGAACTTAGTGTCTCTGGTAAAACTTGCTGTGGTTATATATAACCTGAGTGGGTTCTGTCGTGCGACCATGCCCGAATGCAAGACCTCAACCGTATTCCTGTCTACGATCTGCGAAGCCTCGTCAATAATCGCGCAAGAAGGGTTGAGCCCGTCACCCGTACGCTTAGTGTCCCGGCTGAGCGCTTTGAACATAGATTGGCTGTCGCCGTTCTTCACTATCGTGAATTTCCCAGGGACAAACATGGTCGAGACTTCTCGGGGCAAAGTTTCAACAAAACCCTTGGCGGTAGTGAAAACGATTGACGCTTGGTCTCTGTTAGTCGCTACCGTGTAGACCTCAGCGCCAGCTTCGCCAAAAGCAAGCTCGTAAAGAGCAATCAGAGCGGTCAGCGTTGACTTCCCTGCCTTACGAGGGATGTAAACAATGACATCCTGCACCATGCGTTTAGACCGATCTCGCTTTAGCCTAAACCCATATAGCGCACAAATGATAAGAATCTGGAAGGGCTCAAGACTGACAGGCTTATTTGCCCACTGACCCTTCACGTGCTTGCAAAGCGATGTGAACTCTAAGAAGTGCTTGACGGGTCCTGGGTCAAAAACCCACTCCCATTCTTTGTTTTCCAGGTGGTTCAAAAACCGCTGGCAGGCGAGACGGACGTTTCTACATGCGTCTATCTCACCTTTGGATACTTTGACCGCGTATTGAATGCCATCGTCTAATTTCATGTACCGAATTTAGGTCCGCTTAAAAAGTCGTTTATCTTTTTGTTTTCGGTCTTGTTGGATGCCAACCTAGACTTAGGTGTCAATCCTAACTCATTCATCAGCTTAATCGCATGAATGACCGCGGCATTGGCAATCGCTATATGCGGATTAGGCGCAGCCGTCTTGCCATTGTTCGTGTAGATCACTAAGTCCTCGGTCAGCATTCCCTGTCTGGCGTTCACATAAATCTGGAGCTGATCCGCCAGCATCAAAAGCGTGTGCCGGTCCTGGGCGCTTCCAATCCCATAAACCTCATACAAATAATCAGCGGTTTCCTGCACAAACTTGGACGCATTAAACGCAGCAGGATTTTCCGCCCACTCAGCAAAAGGAATTCTTTGCTTGAGTTGCTCAGGCAGCTTTTTGCCCATCTTCGTTCCTCTTGTTCCGTGAATTGCATGGACTTCAACCGGGATTCGCGCAGTCATGACAGCTCCTTGCGTAGGGAAATTCCCTATTTTGTCTTAGCCCCCCTATAAAAGCTAGACCGCAGAAAGTCGAG